TCATGGCGCAAAGACGCATGAGGCGAAGGGACCGGGACCAAACCGCGCCGAAATCTGCGCCACGGTGATGCGCTCCGCACCACCGGCGGCATCTGCGGCCTGCATCGCGGCGCTGCAAGTCCAGGCGGGACTGGTGGTTCGTGCCTCGCGCAGCGTTGTCTCGCCTCGCAGCACACGGATCAAATAGGCCTCGATTTCTTCACCGAGCGGCACATCGTCCAGATCCCAGCTGTCGCCTTCAATCCGGGTTCGCCGGATCCAGCTGAACACAAGGTCGCCGCCAATGCGACGCAGCGTCAGATGCACCGGGCTGTAGGGACGCAACCCGTTCCCGTCAAAGCTGTGTTCCTCATGACCATACGAGGGATCATCGAAAGCACGCGGCGCCGGGCCAATCCGGTAATGACGCATCAGTCGGCGTTGTGACGCCGCCAACGCGATCTGCGGTGGCACACCATTCAGCAACACAACCTGCGATCCGACCGGCCAGACCGTGGGTTGCAGCGCATCACTGCCAAGCTGCCCGCGCAGCCGATGCGTCAACCGCCAGATGTTCGCCCCGATCAATTGGGCATCGCGGAACTGAAACAATTCCCAGTGTCCGGGTGTGCCATCGCCGATGGCCATAAGGTTCCCGCCCGCCAGCAGCGCAGCATCGCTGATCGATTCAAGCGTGCCAAAGACCATCCTGACCTGCAGCGACTGCCCACGGTCGATCAGGCCCGGCCGGGCCGCAGACAACGCCGTCTCTGTCACCCCCATTGTGGCGCGCGCAGAAATGATCTCGTTCAGAGCATAATCGGCATCTGTGGCCGCGTCATAGACTGCAACGCTGCCCGGCCAGGGGATGGCAGAGACGGCGAGGTGCGGCGCATGCGGCACCTCATCCCCGGTGATCAGCGGCAGATCCATGAAAACCGACAGCACCGGCGCCGCCGGGGTGACCGGGCGCAGGTTGACCGCGTCATCGGGAAAGTGCGACGGGGTGTAGAGCCCCGGGTCGATGCGCACCGCGTCTATCATCTGCTGCGTGGTCACCTCGACCCGGTCGATCCGCGCGAGCACCGGCCCGGAGGGCGCGGGCAGTGACACGATATCCCCGGCCCCCAGCGCCAGCTTTGACGGCGGCAGGGCAAAGCGCAGGGTGTCGCGCGACAGTCGCGCTTCGGACAGCCAGCGTTCGAGAATCTGACGCCCTTCGGAGCGGGTCAGCGACAGATCCAGATCGCTTTCGGCGACGGCATGGGTTTCATCGTCCGGCAGAACTGTTTCCTCGGCCACGATCTGATGGTCTCCATCGGCCTGCACGAACCGTAGACGCACACGTCCGGCCATGTCGACGGACGGGCCCCGGGTTTCCTGCAGATCGCCGTCGATCTCCTCGCTCACTGCCAGATCCTCAAGGCGAAGAGCGGTGGGGGACAGGCCGGTGCGGGTGCGGAATTCCAGCACCCCGCCGCGCTCGATCGTGTCAAAGCCATAGGCCAGCATCAGCGGCTGCAGCGCGCGGCGTGCATCCGCCACGTTCGTCACGCTGTAGCCGCGCACAAAGCCGAACAGCCGTGAGGTGTCATAGGCCGAAAGACCGGCACGTTCACAGATCTCGCCCACGACAGACGCAAGGGTGCGCGCCGAAACCCGCCCGTTCAGCCAATGCCCCCGGCGGTAGTTCGGCCCGTCCGACCACAGGGTGTCGGTGTTGGGAAACCATGGATAGGGACGCGCGTCCCAGGCCCACACAAAGGCACGCGACATATCGACCATGGGCCCGTTGTATATGTCAGAGGTCGGATTGTTGGCAGGGTCGTTCCAGAACCCATGTAGCACCCGAAGGTACTGGCGCTGGATCAACTCGTCCCGCAGCCCGCTTGAAAATCTTGGCAGAGTTGATTCCGAGGACTTCGGGTCGATGAACTTGTTGGGCTGGTTGGTGCCTTTGTCGATGGCGGCACAACCAAGTTCAGTAAACCAGACCGGTTTCGACGCCGCAATCCAGCTGGTGGGCTGATTCTGGCGCAGCCCGCCGATCCGGTTGTGATGGGGCTGCGACCACCAGCTGCGGATGTCTTTATAGCGAAACACCCAAGGTTCGTCATAGGCGCCATCGATAATCGCTGCGCGGCTCTGCGCGACCGCATCCTCGGGCGTGGGATAGTACCAGTCGTAACCTTCGCCCCCAGCCACATTAGCGCGCAGATAGTCGAGGTTGTAGATCGAACCGGCGTCTGCATCCGCATGAGAACCGCCATCCCGCCAATCCGAAAGGGGCATGTAATTGTCGATGCCGATGAAATCGATCTGATCATCGCTCCACAGGGGGTCGAGGTGAAAAACCACGTCGCCGCTGCCGTCTTGGGGATGATAGCCGAAATACTCACTCCAGTCGGCGGCATAGCCCAGCTTGACGTCAGCGCCCAAAAGGATGCGCACCTCGGCCGCCAGTTGCCGCAGGGCTGCGACCGCCGGGAACCCCACATGGTCGCGGATCTGGGTAAGGCCAGGCATTTCCGAGCCGATGCAAAAGGCGCCCACCCCGCCGGCTGCAGCACAAAGGGCGGCATAATGCAGGATGAAGCGGCTGTAAGACCACTCCTCTGGACCGGAATAGCTGACCTGCGCGTTGCTCACGTCAAAATCCGACGCGGTGACACTGCCGAAAAAGGCCGCAACCTCGGCCTGCGCCAAAGCGGTGCCATCGCTGCTGCCCGCACGCCCCGGCGCGTGGTCCAGAGTGATACGCCCACGCCAGGGCAGCACTGGCTGGTCTGTGGCGTCAGAACAGGGATCGGGCAGCGTGTTGCCCGCCAGTTGCGCCATGAGAATAAAGGGATAGAACATCACCGACAGGCCATCGTCGTTCATCTGGCGGATCGACTGGATCACCGATGCGTCCGCTGGTGTACCGCCATAGACCGGGCGGCCCGCCTGCATCGGTACCAGATCGGCCGCAGCGCGCCCAAGGCCAGAGACGGACCACGGCATCGGCTTTGCATCAAAGTCGTTCTGTTCGACCTTGGGGCGGAGGTCGCAGCGTCCACAGCGCAGATCAGAGCCGAACCAGCTGACCACCAGCGACACCGCCTTGCAATTGGGCAACTCATCCTGAAGCATCTTGAGAGAGGTGTTGAAATCCGGCAATTCAGAAGGGGAATTGACGTTCTGCACATCATAATGCCCGCTGCCGTAGTTCAGATATTGCGAGGCCGTGGACAGGGCGTATTCGCCCGTGCCGGGGATAATCGCGACGGCCTTGACCACAAGCGGCACGTCGCCTGCATCCGCAAGCTCCGGCCGGGTCACTTCAAAGTTGAACTGTGGCACGCGGTTGCCGAACGGGGCCAGCGCCAGATCTTCGATCACCACATAGGCTGTGCCACGATAGGCCGGCACCTGGCCCACGCCCTCGACTGCCTCGATCCGGGGATCGGGCAGCTGATCGATGCGGCCCGTATAGACGCGCATGTTCAGATCCTTGACCGCCAGTTCAACACCGTCCGCCCAGACGCGGTTCACGCTGGTGATCTCACCCTCGCACAGGGCCAGCGCCAGACTGACGTTGTAGCTGTAGCTCTTGACCTTGGGCTGGGGGGCGCTGCCCTTGCCGCCACCGCTTTTCCGAACGATCTCGGTGAAGTGCGTGGCCCAGATCACCTGCCCGCCAAGCCGCATCCGACCATAGACCTGCGCAATCGGCGCGCCTTCGCCTGCACCCGTCAGGCGGAACCGGTCAACACGGCCCGTCTCGACCGTCTCGGTCCCCTGCCCCAACACACGCTGATCCAGTGCGCGGCCAAGCGTTGCCCCCGCAAAACGTCCGACAGCCGCTGCCGAAAGTCCCAGAACAGAGCCGCCAATCGACCCGCCGATGGCAGCCCCCGCTGCGGAAAGAACAAGTGTCGCCATCATTCAGCCTCCTGCGGAAAGTCAAAGCGCGCAGCGATGCGCCTTTGCCACGGCGCGCTCAGCGCGCTTTCGATCACGCCATGCCCGCAATACGCATGGATAAACGCCGGATGCGCCCCGATTTGCGATTGCAGCCCCAGATGCTTGGCCACAGACCCATCCCGCATCCGGAACAGCAACACATCGCCCAGACCCGCCTGTAACAACGGTTTGGCCACCAGATGTCGCTGTCCGGCGCGCAGCAGCACCTCGTCGCCCTGCGGCTCGGACCAGTCCATGGAATAGGGGGGAATAGGCTCAGGCTCCTCACCATAAATCGCGCGCCAGATCCCGCGCAGAAGGCCAAGGCAATCGCACCCCGCACCCTGACAGGACGCCTGATGGACATAGGGCGTGCCGATCCAGGCGCGGGCCTGGATGATGACCCTTGCGGAGATGCTCATCTGCGGCTGCCCCCGCTGGTTGTCTTGGCCCCTCCAGGCGCAACCACCAGCCAGTCATCTTCTGGGAGGTCAGGAAAGCCTTTAAAATTCAATATGTTGTTGAATTTTAGACGACATGTCGCCAAACGCTTGTCGCATCCCGCCTCAAGCCGGATCTGATCGCCGGGCATCACCTCTGCGCGCAAGGGTTCCCAGATCTCGATCCGGCGCTGGCCGCCCCTGCTCTCATCGCGCTTAATCGGGCTGCTCAGCCCCTGTGCGGCGCCACTTTGCACAATAAGCCGACCGCGCAGGAACCAACCGTCATCGACTCCGTCCAGCAGGTCAAGGATCAGCGTCGTTGTGCCTTCGAGCGCCAGCAAATCGCCGTCGTAGGCATAGCCGGGCGCATCGAGGTCGAAGCTGCACGAAGAATCCCCCAACACCGCAGAGCAAGGCTTCTGAAAGACCCGCCCCATGGGACGGTTCAGCGCCTCGCTCAGGCCCCGCAGCTCGGCCTGAAACGCGCCGCCCGAACGGCGGATTTCACCGATCGTGCCGCGAAACTGGAGTGTCCGTTGGCTCACATCCGCCCAGTTGACCAGCCAGGCCCGCACTGCAGCATTGTCATAACGCCCTGCGGCGATATCCGCCTCGGTGATGGCGTCGCTGCGGAGCACCCCCATCGCCTCGGTATTGTCTACCGAAAGGCCGGTGCTCTGCTGCAGCGCCATCGCCGTAAGACCGGTATCGGCCCTAAACCAGATGCTGTCAAAGCTGAGGTCGGTGTCGTGATCGGTAAAGCCAAGCCGCACACCATCCCGGCGCGTGACGGCCCAGGCCCGCGCAACAGTGGTGATGCCGCTGGCCATATGAGCCGCAAATTCAGCAGACAGGGTCATCAGATTCGCACCTCGACCACAGGCACATCCGGCGCCGTGCCCGCCTGAAAACTGGCAACGCTCGTCAGGATCCTGTCAGAGTCGAACCGCACCGGCACATCGAATTCATAGCCTGCGCTTATTGCGGCACCAGCCTCGGGCGGTACAGAAAAGGTGATCTGGCCCGTTGCAGTGTCGACGGTGTAGTCGGTGCCTTCGCTCAGCTCAGCCCCCTGAATGGCGGCGCGCACCGAGCCAGAGACCGGTTTGGTGATGAGGCGGGCATAGCTGCTGTCGCCGGATCTGTAGCTCTTGATCAGCTGAAAGCTCTGCGTCACACCGTCCCCTGTGGCGATGAGCTGATCGCCGTTGTGTGGCGTTCCCGAGGGTTTGCAAGATTTGAAATCTGACCAATCCTTCCAGCGAAAACCGAAAAGCTGCCCGCGCCGTGCCTCGAAAAACGCAATCAGCGCCGAGAGATCATCGAGAGAGCGCATGCCCATGCCCGCGTCATAGCGGCGGCGCGAATGCGCCCAAGGGGTATTGCGTTCCTCATGACCACTGGCGAGCGTCACCACGTCGGTGCGCCGCTCTGGCCCACCCACCGAACCAAAGCTCAGGCTGGCAGGAAACCGTATCTCGTGAAAAGTCATGCCCCGTCTCCCTCATTCAGCGATTGCGCTGACCCTGGCCCAGCGCACGCCCCATCTGGGCGGCGATCTGGCTCTGGCTGCGCTTGAACCCCTGCACATCCGGGGTCGAAATGTTCATCACCACCGTCACAGGCGCTGATCCAGCCGACGCACGCACACCCAACCGGCCGTCCGCACCCCGCGCCAGAGGCATGATCGCCTCGGGTCCCGCCTCGCCCATCAGCCCGGTGCCGCCGCGCATCGGAAATTGCATCGGACCGGACACGACGCCGCCGCTGGCGAAAGGCATGACACGTCCTTGGGAAAAGCTCGCCCCATTCGCGAAAGGCGAAACGCTCCCGAACAGGCCGCCGATCCCCGCGCTCAGCAGCCCGCTGACATGGTCCGCCACCGGTTTCACAGCCGCGCGATAGGCCGCGGAAATCATGCTGCTGGCGACCGTTTGCAAGGCATAAGACAGCTTTGCACCGTCCAACACGACACCGTCGATCGCCTTGGACAGGCCCCGGCTGAGCGAGGATTCAAAGCGCGCCACGCCACGTCCAGTGTCGGAAAAAGTCTCGTGGATGCGGATCATCTCGGCATTAAAATCCGCCGCCATGCCGCTGGCACCCTGAAGCGAAGTTTCCAAAGCATCCACCTGATCTGCCAATGTCTCGAATTCAGTCATCCCGCATTCCTCTCTTGTCCGGATAGGCGGCGGCCAGCTCTTCCAGCCGGGCGCGGCCCATGGGCGCAGCGCCCGCGTCGCTGCCCAGAAGCAGCTGCAACTCTGCCGGGGTAAGCGCCCAGAACTGGTCCGGGGTCAGCCCGAGGCCGCGCAGACCCGCACGCATCAGCGCGGCCCAGTCAAAGGACGGAGCTTCAGCCATTGTCGGCGTCCGCTGGCAACATGAAGGCCCGCGCCAGCAGCTCGGCCGCAGCCCGGGCCGCAGCCATCGGGCCGCCCTCGATCTCGGCTGCCAGCAAATCAGCAGCCCCACCCTGCCAGCCGCCACCGCGAAGGCCCGCCACGATCAGTAACAGCACATCGCGGCTGGAAAAGCGCGCGCCCTCGAACCGCTCGACCAACGCGACAAGCGAACCGCTCTCCAGTCCCGCCTCAAGTTCAGCCAGCGACCCCAGGGTCAGCCGCATGACATGCGGTACCCCATCAACGACCAGTGCAACCTCTCCCCGCCACGGATTGGCCATGGCTCAGGCCGCCGCCACAAAACTGAGGCGGCCGGCAGAGGCCAGCGACATTTCATATGTCGCTTCACCATTATGCGATCCCGCATATTCCAAACTGGTCACCTGAAACGCGCCCTCAACCACGCCAAAATCAGGAATGACCACCTGAAAATTCGGTGTCTCGCCGTCGAAAAAGATCTGCCGAGCGCGTTCATCGGTGCTTTCATCCCTGAACACACCCGAACCGGAAATTGCCGCCGTTTTGACACCTGCCCCCGCCAGAAGCTCGCGCCATCCGCCCTGACTTTCCAGTGATGTCACATCGACCGTCTCGGCATTGAAGCTCACTCGCGTCGCACGCAGGCCCGCAATTGTCTGGAACGCGCCATCTCCGGTCAGATCCACCTTGATCAGAAGGTCCTTGCCATTCTGGGCACCCATATCCGTTACTCCATTGATCGTGTTACATGAAACTTACGCGCCATCTTGCGGCAGCGTCACGGGTCAGACATCCTCGACCCGGGCGCGAAAGGTCATCTCGACCCGGCGCACCGTCGCACTTTCGCGTTTGGCCTGCGCGCGCAGGAACCGCAGTCCGACCAGCCGACCACGATCCAGCATGAGGTCGGCGTCCTGCAGCGCATCACTGACCGCGACGGCGACTTCCTTAGCAGCGTGAAAACCTGACTGCTCGGTGATCACGGCAACCGTCAGATCATGCCAGGCGCCGGTTCCTAATGCATCGGATGCGTCCCGGACCTTTTCCGCTCCAAGCGTAAGATAAAGATCCGGTAATGGTCCCGACGGCAAAGAGTCGTAGATATCGCTGCCGACCCGGGCACTGACAGCCGCATCAGCCAATAGATGCTGATAGACCGCAGCCTGCAGGGCGGCTGCATTTGCATAGCTCATGACGCCACCTCCTCTTCGGAAAGGCAGCTCAGATATCGCCCCTGAGTATCCGCTTCGGTCACGACCAGAATGCGAAACCTGCGCAACCCCAACAGCAGGCGCTGACCAGGCGCGGGTCGGTTGGATTGTCCCGGAGGTGCGGCACGCACCATGATGCGATAGCTCGCGGTAGACAAAGGCCCTGTTTCCCCCGTCGTTTCGCGCCCGGTGCGGGGCATCAGCTCTCCCCAAAGGATTCCCAGAACGGCCCAGCTGGCCGTCTGGCCCCCCGCACCATCCGGCATGGACATCGGTGTCTCAAGGACAAGCCGATGCTTCAGAACAGGCGGCGTCACGAGGTAAACCCCATCCGCACCGCGCAGTAGCGCGCAATCAGGCTGGTCACACCAAAGGGCATGCATCCCTGGCTCAGCCCGACATCATGGCGGTATTCATCATAATGCGCAGCCAGCATCAGCACAGCCTGGGCAATATCCGCAGGCAGTTCCTCGAACGTCGACGCAAGACCAGCGGTGAAGCGTATCATCGCAGTGGCGTCCGTAGGAATTGTCGGAAAACAACCAGAGCGCATTCGCAGGCATGGCACATGTGCGTCAAAATCAACACGATAACGCGTTGGATCAACAACCTGAATCACTCCCGGCTCTCCGACAAGGATCAGCGGATCCAGAATCGTGTCCGGCTCTATCAGCCGGAACAGGCTGACCTCTGCCACAGAAACCACCGGCGCCACGGGAAAGGGCTGGCGATCCACGCTGTTCCATTCGCTCAAAAGCAGCTGAAAGCTGCGTCGCAGCAGTACCTTTCCGGTCCGCCCTTCGATCGCCGCAATGGCGGCCCGCAGGAACGAGGCCAGAAGGGTATTCTGAAGGTCATCTTCGGCAAAACCGCTGCCCAGCCTCAAGTGCCGCTTCAGCGACTCAACCGGCAGCGCCGCTTCAGCCACCAAGGTCTCTTCGACTAACATCATGATCTTTCTCCGCAAACCTCTCTGGGCCCCCCGAAATCGGGGAAAGACGGGCGCGCACCACTCACGTTGCTCGGACGGAGGGGATCAGCTAGACAACGCAAGCTTTCACACGGGTGCGCGCCCCATGGCGGCTGACCTCTCAGCCCACCCCCATGTTCAGGCGATCAGGCTCAGGCCAGGCTGCAGCGCAGTACCTTGATCGCGGCAAAATCGCTCACATCTCCGCCCACACGTTTGGTCGCGTAGAAAAGGACATGAGGCTTGGCACTGAAGGGATCGCGCAGAATCCGCAGATCGGGGCGTTCGGCAATGGTGTAGCCGGCCGAGAAGTTCCCGAAAGCAATGGCACAAGAGCCACTTGCGACATCGGGCATATCCTCTGCGATCAGCACCGGATAACCCAGCAGGCGCGCAGGCTCGCCCGCGCTGAACCCATCGGACCACAGGTGGCGACCATCCGCGTCCTTGAGCTTGCGCAGGCTGCCGGCAGTCTTCGAATTCATAACGAATGTTGCACCGGCGCGGTATTGTGCGCCCAGCGCATAGACCAGATCAATGATCGCATCGCCATCGCCGATGCCGCCGTTGACGCCGGTTGGCACATAGCCGATCTTGCCCCAGGTCCAGACAGAGTTCCCAACCAGTGTGTGGTTCAGGAAACCGCGCGGCTTGTCCACTCCGTCACCGCTGACAAAAGCCGCCGCTTCGGCACGGGCAAATTTGTCGGCAATCCGGCCTGCCAGCCAGGCCTCGATGTCAAAGGCGGAATCGTCCAGCAAGCGCTGGCTGGCCTTCGGCAGGGCGTTCAGTTCGAACAACGGGATCGAGATCCGGTCGATCTGCGGTGTGCCCGTCTCAGCGGTCGACGCCGTCTCGTTCGCCCAACCTGCACCGGCATCGTTGCGGTCGATCAGCACATCAAAAGACGACGCTTCGACGTTGACCACATTGGCAATCGCGCGGATCGAGGCGGTCGCGGCCAGAACCGACTTCACCGTCTCCGATGTTGCCGGATCGACAAGATAACCGCCATCGCTGTTGACGGTCGTGGACATCGCCTTGCCTTCGATCTCGAGACCGCGCAGTCCGTCGTCATCCCCGGAACGTAAATAGGCATTGAACGCCTTCTGATGGGGTGCCGACAGATCGGCAGAGGCTGACAGCGCAGGGCGCGCGCTACGGAGGGATTTTCGATCAATCATGGTCATACGCTCATCCTGTTGCTGCATTTTTCCGTAAAGGTCGGCTTTCAAAGCCTTGATATCCCCGACAAGTCCCGCAATTGCAGAGCTTACCCGGGTGGCCGGAGACAGATCTTCCCCGGTCCGAGAATGGGTCTCGGCTGTTGTCATCTCAGTGATGTCCTTTGCTAAAAGGCTGGCGTCAGGTGCCGGCCATTTCCCGGCGCGCACCCTCAAGCGCCTGCGCCAACTTGCACAGCACGGCATCGTCCAGGGTTTCCCCCTTCGCCGCCACCCGCGCACTGGGAAGCATCGGGAATGTCACCAGCGACACCTCCCAAAGCTCCAGTTCCGTCAAGAGCCGCTGGCCCTTGTCATTTTTTGTGGACCGCAGCGTGCGGTAGCCGATCGACAAGCCGTCAATCGCGCCGGCCGCGATCAGCGCCGCCGCCTCGCGGCCCTTCTCGACCGTATCCAGCAGCCGGCCCTTGACGTAGAGACCGCGCGCATCCTCGCGCACCTCGTCCCAGATCCCGATGGGCTGAGCCGGGTCATGCTGCCAGAGCATCTTGACCGCACGTCCCTCAGCCGACAGCCGCTTGAGAGAGGCCATGTAAGCCCCTGCCGCCACCACATCATTGCCCTGATCGCAGGCCCCAAAGAGCGAGGCATAGCCTTCAATTCTCGTGCCCTCGATCACCCGCACCTCAGAGTCGAAACGACAGAATTTATGTTCCAGAGTCATGTCCCAACCTTTCCATTTCAGACGTTCCATTTCGGGCACCCAAAATTGTTATAAAATTTGGCCCTCAGGGCGTCCCACCTTTCACCTGAAACACACGCATCGCTTTTCGCTTTGGAGGCGCAGCCAACAGGCCGCGAACAAGCGGTTCAAGTTTAAGGCGAAACGCTTTAATGTGCCGCGTCCAGCAAGCCCTGCAACGCCTGTGCCAGGATCACCCCAACCACACCGTAGACCGTCAGCCACAGCCGCCGCTCCAGACGCTCGATCAGCGCTTCGATCCGTTCCAGCCGCGCATCCAGCGTCGTGAATTGCAGTGCCGACAACCTCTCATGTGCCTCAAGCTTCAGCCCCGGCGCACAGTCAAAAGCTTCAAACCCCAGCCGCCGCTCAGTCATTCTTGGCCTCATCCAGCGCAGGCAGGCCCAGCAAGACGCGCTTTTCCGCTGCGCTCAGAAACTCCGCCGCCGCAACGCGCGCCCATTGCGCATCGCGCTCCGATGCAAGCGCCGGAACCTGATCCAGATCCGGTTTCAGCTCCAGCGCTTCGCCCGCATAGGCCGACAGCCACGCCGAAACCGATGCCGCGACCCGCGTTGCCAGCGGCAGCACCGTCAGACGATAAAACGCCCTGTGCGCCTCCTGATAATTCGCGAAGGTTGCCTCGCCCGGAATGCCCAGCAGCATCGGCGGCACACCAAAGGCCACCGCGATTTCGCGCGCCGCCGCCTCCTTGGTCTTCTGGAACTCCATATCTGCAGGGGAAAAGCCCATCGGCTTCCAGTCGAGCCCGCCTTCCAGCAGCATCGGCCGCCCGGCATTGCGCGCGCCCTGATGATGCGTCTCCATTTCCGACACCAGCCGTTCATACTGCTCCCGGCTCATCTGCCCGCCCGCGCCATCAGTCGACTGATACACAATCGCCCCCGACGGCCGCGCCGCATTGTCCAGCAGCCCCTTGGACCAGCGGCTGGCCGCATTGTGCACATCGAGAGCCGACGCCGCCGCCTGCATCGGCGAAAGGCCGTAATGATCGTCCTGCGGATGAAAGCTCTTGATGTGGCAGATGGGCGAGACCTCTCCGGTCACATCAAACCGGTGCTTGCGCCCGCCCACCGCATATTCATAGGCCACCGGCCAGCCATCCGCGCCCGGCACCAGCCGCATCCGCTCAGACCGCAGCACATGCAACTCCAGAGGCACCGACTGATCGCTCATCACGGCCTCAAGATAACCGTCCCCGGACAACAGAAGCTGGCCGTACAGCGCCTCGAACAGTTCTGCACGGCCCTGCGCCCCGTTCGGACGACGCACCAGCGCCATCACCGGATGCTCCTCGTACCGCCGCTGGCGATCCTGCAGAACCAAAGGCAGCGCCGCTGCCGCCTCCGCAATCAGCTTGACGGCGCGAAACCCCACCGGATTGCCGGCAAAGCCCGTCCGGGTCAGCGTCGCCGTATCGCGCGGGCTCCAAGCCACCCGCCCCGCGCTCAGATGTGCCACCACAGGGCCTGTCGCGCTTGCCTTGAGTTCGGGCGCATCTGTCTCTGCGCGGCGTCGCAGGAATTGAAAAACCATTCGTCTCGCTCCTCAGGTTCCGGTCTCGTCAGGGCACAGGGGCACCCCCGCCGGGGCCATCACGCGCCCCCGCCCGATCCATTTGCTCTCTTGGTGAACCGCTCTCTGCGGGCTTGCGACAGGCGGGCCTGTCATCCTCAAAAACCACCCTAGTCAGACAGGGTTAACAACGCTTCATCACAGCGTGCGCAGCCTCGGGTGGCGCCATGTGGCAGCTGGCAGAATAAGCAGCTCGCTCAGCGCCCAGACCAGTGCATCCACGCGGTCGGGGCTGCCCTTGCCCGCATAGCCCTGCCTGCTCATCCGGCACATCTGATCTTCCAGCAGACCTAGGCCGCGCGCATGAGCGACCCGCCCCTGCTCATACAGCGCCGCCACCGGTTCCGCCCGCGCAACCTTGCCCTTGGCCGCATGGACCTTGGTCACCGGCAGCAGCGGATCGATCTGACGCAGCACCGTCTCGACCATGTCACCGCCCTGGTTGACCTCCGCCACCAGGCGGTCCGCCCCCCATTTTTCCATGGCCTGCACGGCGGCATTCGCCCAGCCCAGTGGCCCCAGCCCCTGCACGCTGCAATCCTCCAGCACGACGGCACGCCAGTCTTGCGGCGGCCCGTTCGTCTGGGCACCCACCACGATGATACCGCATTCATCGGATCCCGCCTTGCCGGTCACCGGTGGATCCACCGCCACGACGATGCGATCAAAGGCAGGCAGATCTTCGATCCCAAGCGCCTCCAGCGCGGCGCGGCTCCACAGGGCCCCTTCCACATCCTCCAAAAGCACGCCGTCCAGCTCCTGCCGCCCCAGTCGGGTCCCGTCGTAGCGCGCCCTGACCTCTTCCAGAAAGGACTCCGCCAGATTGGCCTTGTTGGTTTCGGTTGTGGCATGGGTCACCACCGTCGAAGACGAAGCCAGCAGCTCTTTCAACACACCCACATTCCGCGGCGTCGTCGTTGCGCAGACCTGTGGACGCTCTCCCAGGCGCAGACCGAACTGCAGCATGTCCCAGGTGTCCTGACCCTTTTTCCATTTCGCCAGCTCATCCACCCAGGCCGCATCAAACTGCGGCCCGCGCAGGGATTCAGGATCATGCGCCGAAAACGCCATCGCCTCAGCCCCATTCGGCCAGCGCAGCGTCTTGCGCGTCGCCGACCAGACGGGACGGCGATCCGGCGGTGAACAGGCGATGATCCCGCTTTCGCCAAAGATCATCACCTCCCGCACCTGATCCAGCGTCTCGCCCACCAGCGCCACACGCTTGCAGCGCCCCGGGTCCAGCGGCCGCGCCCCTTCGACAGCGGCACGCACCCATTCAGCACCCGCGCGAGTCTTGCCAGCCCCGCGCCCCCCCAGAATGACCCAAGAGCGCCAATTGCCGTCCGGGGGCAGCTGATGGTCCATCGCCCAGAATTCGAAAAGATACGGGAGAGCCAGAAGCTCTCCCTCACTGAGTTCGGAAATGAACTCATCCCTCACGGCAGCATCGACGGAGCCGAGCCAGGCGGCACCCGATTTCAGATCGTGCATGCTCAAGGTCAAGCCCGTAGCCATGGACAACACCTGCCCGTTGCTTTTCGACAATTTCAATTTCAGCCTCCGTTTCTCTGGCTGCCCTCAGCCAATAACGTGTGTCGGAAAGAAGCTGGCCAACCTCCCTAGTCTGGCCCAAATTCTCATCTTCAACCTTCGACCTCAGTGCGACGATCTGCTGTGTGATGCTCTTGAGTGTCTCCGCGATTTGCGCGCGTGTCGTTTCTAGTTCAGAAAGCCGTGTCTCTTGCCTGATCAACGTCATAGTCTGCCCATGCCTTCTTTCGTGGATCTCCGCCCTCGAACGAGACGAAAAAAGCGGCCAACCGGATGTCTCCGGGGCCGCTTGCTCATCTCTTCCAGCATGCAAAACAGATACCTCGGACCGTACGCAAAGTCAATCCGAATTCACAGCGAACGAGCCTTTAACCATTTGTTTAATAATTATTTATTGAAGCATATGCCTTTCTGAAAGCAGCGTTATCAAATCCCAAAACACTCAAACCTCACCATGCTGACGCGCAAATCCCGCCCCCTGTGGCAAAGCCCGCTTTCCTCCGTGACCGATATCTGAGACTGTCCTTTGCGTATCAGACGGAGGACAGATATCATGGAATGGGCACGCGCAACTTGTGCAGACGGACGCATTATAACCGGCGTGATCAGGGGGGATGCCCTGCATCCACGCGCACATCTCGGCGCCGAAGAAGACACCGGCGCGCCCGAGCCGCTGGCCAATCTCACCCTCCTCCCTCCCTGTACTCCGGCCAAATTCATCGGCCTCTGGAACAACTTCCATGCCGCCGCCGAACGCAATGGCTGGACCCCACCCGACCATCCGCTCTATTTCCTGAAACCGGATACGGCGCTTTCTGGTCCCGGCGCGACAGTGACCCTGCCCGCTTGCGCAGGCCGCGTCCTGTTCGAGGGCGAGCTGGGCATCGTCATCGGCAAGACCTGTCACAACGCCACCGCGGATCAAGCTCAGGATGCCATTTTCGGCTATACCTGTGTGAACGATCTGACCTCGATCGACATCCTGAACGCCGATCCATCCTTTCCACAATGGACCCGCGCAAAAGGGTTTGACGGCTTCGGGGTCATCGGGCCGGTGATCGCGACCGGGCTTGACTGGCAGGCGCTGACCATCAAGGTCCTGGTGGATGGCCGCGAGCGGCAATCCTATCCGGCTTCGGACATGATCATGCCCCCGTCCCAGATCGTCAGCTTGCTGTCACGCGACATGACGTTGCATCCCGGTGATGTCATCGCCTGCGGTACCTCTATCGGCGCGCGCCCGATCAAGGTCGGCAACAAGGTCGAGGTCGTGATCGAAGGAATCGGAACACTGACTGTGACGCTGGCGGCAGAGGATGCCGCAGGCTGA